GGCGTATTCGTGATGTTCCTCCTGATCCATTGCTCAAGACACACGCGATATGGGATTTGGGGTGGAATGACTCTATGTCCATCATCCTGGTGCAGCGGGCATCCAGTGAGCTGCGCATTGTGGATTACATCGAGGACAGCCACAGGACGCTAGACGACTATGCGCGTCAACTCAAGGCCATGCCGCATAACTGGGGTGTGATGTACCTGCCGCATGATGGATTTACCAAGGACTTCAAGACCGGCAAGAGCGCAGAGGAAATACTGCAGGCGCTTGGATGGGTGGTCGAACAGACGCCAAATATGGACATTGAGGGCGGCATCCGTGCGGCTCGTATGTCATTTGGGCGTATGTACTTTGACAAAACCAAGGCCGCTAGGCTGATTGAATGCCTGAAGCGCTATCGACGCCACATCAATAAGCAGACGCTTGAAGCAGGATCGCCACTGCACGACGAACATTCGCACGGTGCTGACGCATTCAGGTACGCGGCTCTAGTGGCTGATTCACTGAGCAACAGCAACGGCGTACAGAAGCCAATCGCCTACAGGAAGCGCATTCTCTCGTAAGGCTTTACCAGTTTTGATAATGCCTCCAACCCCATAGCGTTGAGCGGTTGGGATAAGGGCACTCATGGCTAAACTGGATGACGAAACACTGCTGTCAATCCTTCAAGAGAAGGAGGACGATGCCGGACATTACGTCTACGGCACGTTGTCAACCGAGCGTGACGCCCTCAAGCGCGAGTATTACCGCAAGCCATACGGCAATGAAGAAGATGGCTGGAGCCAGATTGTCGCTTCAGACACACAGGACACGGTTGAGTGGATTCTCCCGGCCCTGCTCAAGACGTTTTCCAGCACTGACAAAGCCGTTTCGTTCGAGCCTTCGCGCCAATCGGACGTAGCTGGTGCAGATCAAGCAACAGAGGCTTGCAACTACGTCTTTTATAAACAAAACAACGGCTTCTTGATTCTATATACAGCCTTTAAGGACGCCTTGATGGTGCGCAACAGTGCGACCATGTGGCGTAAAGAGACGCAGGAAGTCGTAGAAACCACGCCATTCAAGCAAGCAACGGCAGAAATGCTGGCAATGCTGCTGCAGGAGCCTGACACAGAGATTCAAGAGTCCATGCAAGAGCAGGCTTTTGATGAAATGGGCAATCCTGTGATTGTCTATACCGGCAGGCTGAAAAAGATCGTCAAGCGCACCATCGTCAAGGTTGAATCGTTCAATCCTGATGACCTGCTGATTGCTGCTGACTGGACTTCGCCACTGCTGGAGGACTGCCCGTATGTTGCGCGGCTGATGAAGGTCACGCACACAGAACTGAAGATGATGGGGCTGAAATGTACGCCCGAAGAACTGCGCTCCAGCGACGGTAACGCAGTCCGCAACACCATCAATCAGGCTACAGGACAAGAGCAGGAAGACAACGACCAGAGCGAAGACGACTCGATGGCCGAGGGCTGGCTGCGCATGGAATGGGTGTTGATTGACGCCGATGGCGATGGCATTGCAGAGCGCATGTGCATCTACCGGCTCAAGGATCGCATTCTCAAGAAGGAAGAAGTAAGCCACGTGCCTATTGCTACGTGGTCGCCTATCCTGAACACACACCAGTGGGATGGCATGGCTATGTCGGACATAGTTTCCGACCTGCAGAAGCTGCACACCGAGCTATTGCGTCAGACCGTCAACAGTGCTGTGCTGGCTAACAACCCGCGCACAAAGGTACTGACAGACAGCAACGGATCGCCATACGCCAATATTGACGACCTGCTGGACTCTCGCGCAGGTGGTGTGTTGCGTCAGTCTCGCCAAGACGCCATTACAGAGCAAGTTACCCCGTTCGTAGCGGGTGCGACCATGCCGCTGTTGGAGTACGTGCAGTCCATGCGTGAAAACCGCACGGGTGTTAGCCGTACATCGATGGGATTGAACCCTGATAGCCTGAACAACACGGCTACAGGGCGACAGATTGACCAGAGCGCCGCAATGCAGCGCATTGAACTGATTGCCCGCATCGCTGCTGAGTGCCTTGTCAAGCCGATATTCAAGGGAATTCTGAAGCTCTTGACTGATGGCGGCATGGAGAAGATGGCATTCCGGCTGCGGGATGAATTTGTCGAGTACGACCCTAACGAGTGGCGCGATTCTTACGACATGACCATCAATGTTGGTCTAGGCACTGGCGACAAGCAGCAGCAAGGCGTCACGCTGATGGCAATCATGCAGATGCAGCAGCAAGGGCTGGCTTTGGGCATGGTAGAGCCTAAGCACCTGTACCACTCTGCCAGCAAGTTCATCGAAAACGCAGGCTTCAAAGACATTCAGAACTTCCTGCAAGACCCGAGCAAGACACCACCCAAGCCCACACCACCACCCGTAGAGGTGCAAGTGGCACAAATGAAGGTGCAGGCAGACGGTCAGAAGCACCAAGCAGAACAACAGGCCGATATTCAGAAGTTCCAGGCTGAAACAGCTATGACGCGGGAAGTTGAGCAGATCAAGGCTGATGCCAAGCTGCAAGAGATTCGCGCCAATCTGGAACTACAAGCCGCAAACGACCAGCGGGACGCAGAGCGCGAGGCTATGAAAGCGCAGCTCTCCGCACAGGCTGAGGCGCAGCGGCTGGAGTTTGAGCGCTGGAAAGCTGAACTAGATGCCCGCGTCAAGCTGCGCATTGCCAAGATTGGACAAGAGCAATCCGGCGATGACCTGATGGCCGAACTGGATGACGCTGAAGCATTGGACAAGCCAAACCCAATCGACCAACTCGCACAGATGCACATGCAGACGCTACAGATGATTGGCAGTCTCGCAGACGCAATGAACAAACCAAAAGCAATCGTCCGTGACCAGAACGGGCGGGCCATTGGTGTGCAGCCGGTACAGGGGTAACACATGGCTATCACACTAAACACCACACTGCGCAACGCACGGGCAACAGCCATTGTTACAGAGTCCGGAGCTAACGCGAAGCTATCCGTTTACACCTCTGGCTATGGCGCATTGCTCTACACCTCCACTTGTGCTGCGACTCTGGGCACGGTATCGGGCGGGGTGCTGACGCTGAACGCGGTAGGAAACGCCACGGCTTCCGGCTCAGGAACTGCTGCGATTGCTCGGCTATTCAAGTCAGACGGAACGACGATGGTGATTGAAGGGTTAACCGTTGGCACTTCAGGCACTCACATTGTTGTTACAAACACGACTATCGCAGTCTCTGAAATTGTTACGACCAGCGCAGGAACCATTACCGAGGGTAACGCCTAATGGCTACTGGTACTGCAACGCTTGACTTTGGCGCATTCCCTGGAAGCAGCGAGGCGTCTGTAGCTGTGACAGGCCAGACAGCCATCACTGCGACCAGCAAAGCAGAGGCGTTTGTCATGGGTGATGACACATCAAGCAGCCACACGGCTGCAGATCACAAGTATTTCGCTGCATTGGTTGGACTGACATGCGGGACACCATCTGCAGGAACTGGATTCACTATTTACGCTCGCGCACTGGACAAGCTGCAAGGCACTTGGTCGGTTCGTTGGGTATGGGCAGATTAAGGAGCAATCATGGCACTAGAAACAAGCATCTCGGGCGCATTGTCAGGAACTGGGGCAGATGTAAACGCTTCTCGGCAACTCAAGGTTGTTACAGAGACAGACGCGACTGCAAACCCTGGCAATGTAGGAACTATCCGCGTATTTGGTGAAAACGATGACGGCTCACTAACCGGAGATGTTCTTCTGCGCTCTCCCGAGGTTGACGTAGATTACCGTCAGCGCGTGTCGCAAGATGTGATCTTCGATGACCATGTGTTTAACACCACGGCGCAGGACACGGGCAAGCACAACTACCTCAACACCACGATGACAAATACGTGGACGGCGGGACAGTTGACAACCAACGGTTCCAGCATAACCACGACCACGACCGGCACGGTGTTCTCTACCTACGCGCAGTTCCCGATTCAAGGGACGACTACCTTATCTGCGGACGCGGAGTTAGGTTTCTCTGCACCGCCGCAGTCCAACACGTTTATTGAGTTCGGCATTGGCATCCCCGGAGCGCAGACGGTTGCGCCTACAGATGGTGTGTTCTTTCGACTCAATGCCTCTGGCTTGCAGGGCATTGCATCATTCAATGGAGCAGAATCCTCCACGGGCCTTTTCCCAGCAACAAATGGAACTGGCACATGGGCTTACACCAATTCCAAGCGTTACCAATTCATTTGCTACACAACAGCGGTGGAAGCTCAGTTCTGGGTGAATAACGGCACTGGCGCCCAATGCCTGGGGACAATCCCATTGCCAGCAGGTCAGAGCCGAATGTGCATGTCCAGCTACGGGCAGTTCTTCCTGAAGCACCGCATTACTGGTGGCGCTGCTGGAGGCGTCATTCAAGCCACTATGGGCGCGTACAACGTGCGTGTCGGTGGCACCAACCTGTTTACAACCATTTCCACAGCAGGCAATCGCGTTCAAGGCTCTTATCAGGGCGGTTCTGGCGGCACAATGGGCACCGTGGCCCGCGTCGGTACGATCACCACAGGTAACGAGGCGAACGTCACAGCGGCAGTACCGACGACCACTACAGCAGCGCTTGGTTCCGGTTTGGGTGGCACGTTCTGGGAGACTGTATCTCTCGCAGTCAACACAGACGGCATCATCATGTCGTACCAAGTGCCAGCGGGTACTGTGAATATCCCCGGACGCCGGTTGTGCTTGCGCGGCATGTATCTGTCCAGCTACGTGCAGACCGTGATTGTTGGTGGGCCATACGTTGCTGAATACTTCCTTGCATTCGGCCATACCGCTGTTTCGCTGGCTACGACAGAAGCAGCAACCACAAAGGCACCGCGCCGCATCACATTGCCGCTTACCCAACTGGTGACGGCTGCACAAGCTGTATCTACATTGGTTAGCCAGCCGGTGCAGTTTGTAGACTTTGGCGATGCGCCTGTGTACATCAACCCAGGCGAGTTCATCCAGCTTTGCACCCGCCACATTGGAACAGTCGGCACCTCTGGAACTGTGGTGCATCGCGTTACCCCGGTATTCGGCTGGGAGTAAGCTAAATGTCCCTGCTTCTCGCGTTACAGGGTGGACTATCACAGTCCATACTTGTCACGCTTGAAGGAGTTGCGGCGAACGTATCGCAGACGCTAAACCACATCCAAGGCGCAGAGATTGCGCTTGAAGGCGTATCTGCATCCGTCAATCAGATCGTTTCCCAGAAGGTTCAATACCTGGCTGTAATGCTTGACGATGTTGATGTCAGCATTGCGCAGATTAGCCCAGAGAGACAGCCGCAACGCTCTGGAGGCGGGAAATTCTACGTCAAGCGCAATAAGCAAATCCTGATTTTTGACACGCTGGAAGAAGCTAACGCATTCGCTGAAGCTGAAGAACTCGCACAGCAGGCAATCGAGCAGGCGCAGAAGACTTCGCGCCGCGCACGTAAGCGGGTTAAGACGCGATTCGTCAAAGACGTTGCACAACCTGAAGTCATAGAACTTGACCTGCTTTCACGGCTGGTAAAGGGTTATGCGATTCCGGTGGATTTCCCTAAACTAATTCAATCTCAAGACCTACAGACGATTGCAGCAATCAACTTGCTGGCGATGCAGATGCAGGATGAAGAAGAGATTGAGTTTCTTCTTATGAGCTAAATGACTAACCATGAGCCAAACACTATTCGCAGGCCAGTCTCGTGATCTGCCCATCCAGAACGGCGAATATATCGCTGTGTCGTGCATTCAAGGCACTTACACCATCACGATCATTGAAGGGTCTGGTGTTGGTACTGCCATCGTCACAGGATCGGCTGCTAACGCTGTGTACGGGCCTTACACGCCCATCAAGGTTCGCTTGTCGTGCGCTGATGCGTCTAGTGTTGATTTCGAGATTGGCACGAACCCCAATGCAGACATTAAGGTGGTTCAAGTTCGGGGCATCACAGTATCAGCCAGCCGAACGGTAAACGCTGGCGATCTTGAGCAGGTCATGGACTGTACTTCGGCATCTGCCATTGCGATGACTGTGCCGATTGACAGCACTTTGGGCATTACGGGCGCAAAGGACCGAATCACTATCGCAGGCTACCAAGGCGGCGCAGGCGCTCTGTCGTTTGTAGCTGACACCAGCGTAACCATCCGAGGCACAGCACCTACCGCAGCGCAGTACAGCACTGTAGGTCTGATGCACGTAGGCACCAACGAGTGGGCTTACCTGTGAGACTACTTCTAAAGCTCCTGTTCAAGCGTGGCAGCACAACGCCACCCAGCTTCACTGTGACATTGACCGCAGCGACCAACGCAAGCGGCACAGTTACAACGCAGGCTTACATCGCATGAAGCTGCTTTTCAAGCTGTTGATGCGGATTGGGCTGATAAGCTCTGGTCCTGCTGTCTCCAGCATTACCAGCGCTACGCAGATAGAGGGGACTTCGCTGGTCCACACGGTCACGCTGGCCAG